CGACAACATACGCAACTGGGCCAACTACCCCGAACTCCTGAAAGCCTACGAAATGCACCTCGCCAACGGACTCATGCTCGCCAGCGCCGAAGCACCCAAGGACACCTACGACTACCAGCACACCGCATGGAACATCCACGAATTCCTCAACGACCAACTCAGCCAATACACACTCCACCCCGCCGGCACCAACGTGGACTTCGACCTACGCCACCTCAACCACCCCATCGCCGAAGGACTCCACCACAGAAAACTCGACCTCACCACCCTGCGCCTCACCGACCAAGCCATCGGCCGCGACCCCTACCAGAACCACGCAGGCACCCACCGAGTCCAAGACTGCATCCACAGGGACATCAACGACTACACCGCCTACCTCGACATCATGCGAGCCGGACACCAAGGAACACAATCATGAACACCGGCAAACGAATACCCGCAACCCCCGCCCCGCAGACCATCGAACTCATCCGCCGCCTCCTGGAAGCAGCCCACCGACCCGAACCGGCCAACGATCCGACCATCTGCGCGATCTGCGGCGCACCGCTCACCGACACCACGTCATCCATCTGCCCCGACTGCCAGGAACTCGAAAAGGACTGGTAAGCATGCACACCACATGGGCCAACGACCCCGTCAACTCACCAAACCACTACACACGCTCGCACCCGGGCATGGAGTGCATCGAACTGACCGCCGACACCAGCTTCTGCCTCGGCAACGCCATCAAATACCTCTGGCGCTACCACGGCAAGGGCCGGCCCGTCGAAGACCTCGAAAAAGCCCGATGGTACCTCTGCCGCGTCATCGACCACGACGAGAAGATCGCATGGACACGCCAACAACACGCCATCCTCGACACCCTCGCCAACGATCCCACCATCCCCGACGCCGAAGCGCACACATGGGCGAAACTCCGGCAAGGCTTCCCCGACTCGGCCCTCGCCTGCCTCGACCGCCTCATCGAACACGAAAGGAACCAACAATGACCAACCCCAACACCTACAACACGGCCTGCATGACCGGCGTCATCGACAACGTGGACTTCACGCTACGCGACGACTCCACCAGCGTGACCATGCTCATCCCACCCGACACACCCGTAGGCACCAGAACCATCATCATCCCCCAAGGCTTCACCCTCGCCGAACACCGGATCATCCGCGAAGCCATCGCCGACGCGCTCGCCGACCACGGGGAGGAACTATGAGCCCCGAAAAACCAGACGCTTTGCTGTGGATGGACGTGGAAACCACCGGATTAGATGCGAACAAGTGTTCGATACTGGAGATTGGGTTGCGCTGCACCACATTGGACGCGATGCGAGAGCACGCGCTCCTCGAAGCGGTCGTCCACATCAGCCGGGAGACCATGCTCTCCGCGCAACTGCCCGCCCTGGACCTGCATCTGAACAACGGTCTGCTCGCCCAATGCGAGACCAGCGACCCCGTCCACTGCTCGCCCGAGGCAATCGCACGGAAGACCGTGAGATTCATCAAGGACATGAGCGGCATGTACACGCTGCACCCCGCAGGCACGAACATCCAACGCTTCGACCTGCCCATAATCCTCAGATTCTGCGCAACCGCGGAACGCATCGACGACCTACTCTCCTACCGGGCACTCGACCTGACCGCACTGCGCCTCACAGCCAAGACGCTCGGCCGAGACCCCTACACGCACAGGGCCAAGCCCACGCACCGCGTCCACGACTGCCTGGACAGGGACATCACGGAATACCGGCACTACCTCACCCTCATGACGGGGCCGGCGCTCGCAGCCGTCAACGCCATGAAAACCAAGGAAGAATCATGAGCATCATCAGCAAGGAGGCGTGCTTCCGTTACCCCGAACGCACGGTGGACGACGTGCACGACACGTTGGCCCAGGTCTACACCAGTGACGACTTGCAGGAGGCGTACATGTTCGGCGCTCAGCGGGAGCCCACCGGCTTGGAAGTGGAAGCCGCCGCCGAACAGCTCTACTACTCGGACTGCAACAGTTCCGGCCTGCTCCTTGACTCAGACTGGAACAGACTGCCGGAGGGCAACAAGGCCATCTACCGCAACCGGGTGCGCGCAATCATCACAACAATCCAGAAAAAAGGAACAGCAGAATGAACGAGAACACGAACATCACCGACATCATCAGCGCGGCGCTCGCCGCCGGATGCCAGATCAGCGTGACCATCACTCCCAAAGACTTCTACAACGAATCACAGGAGCCGGAGGAATGAACGTGAGCGAAAGCATCGACTGGCGGCATTCCACGCCGGGAGAGCTTGACCTGCACCGGTTCATCGGACTCACGAGGAGAGGCCAAACACTGGACGGCTATCTCTCCTGCTTCATGCAGAACGGCTGGTGGACACTCACCGACGCCGACAATCTCGTCACCGTCATCAAACCGGACGCCAACGGAAACCCCACACTCAACACCGAACTCTTCCGCTCCATCAACGTACTCAAGGAAATACGACCATGAAAAAAACTACATTAGTCCACCACAGAACTACATTAATCACCACCGGTTTTTACATTAGTGCGCTCGCCGGAGGCACCCGATGAGGCGCGAAAGCTGGTCGGTGGAATCCACCATCGGACTCCTGTTCACCATCATCATCGCGATACTGGCACTCGCCATCGTATCCGCCATTGGCCTGGCCGCGTACGCCGCGATGGACACCGGCCCCAGCCAGCGCATCGTGCAGCAGGTGGAGACCACGGGCGACGTTCGCCGCCTATGCATCGAGGCTCGAACCGGCGAGCGCGTCGATGCCATGTCATGCGACTTGATTGATCCGCATACGGGAGGTGTTGCGAAGTGACGAGTCAGGCGATACGCGACAAGGTGCTCGCATGGCACGGGCGCGGCTACGGCGCGACGGATACGGCCCGTCAATTGGGCCTGCCGTTGGAGGAGGTGCGCGCGATCATCCGCGAGGGCGACGGTCGGCCGAAACCGCCATGCAAGGTCGAGTTCATCGAACCGCCGCTGTTCGAGGAATGAACTGAAATACCAGATAAAAACGAAACCCTCCACACGAGGCGGAGGGCATGTCAGCAAACAACCAGTTTAGCCGATGTGGAGGGGTTTCGTGAACTGCCAGAACTGTCAGAATATAACCGAAGAGGGAACCACCCTCTGCATGGCGTGCGAGATGCGTTTCGCCGGCACGCTGTTGGGATTGGCGCGTGACATCACGCCGTTGCATGATTCGCTGGATGCCACGTTGCATCCGGGCGGGCATTCGCCAGTGCGCATCCAGACGGCCACGCCGCCGACACCGATACGACTTGACGTGCTCGATTTGCTGGATCTGCTCGACGCGACGGCGCGTGAGCTGTGGCGTTGCCTCGACGGCATCGACGCACTCGACTGGCATAGGGATCCACGCATGGAGGACCTCAAGGCCACGCTCATCGCATGCGCCGGCCACCCCAGGCTCTCTACATTCGCGGACGCTGGCATGTACATGCACATCATCAACGGCCTGGCCCGCAAGGTCGACCTCGCATTGGATCCGCCCGAACAACGCAGGGAGATCGGCGCATGCGAACTATGCGAGACCATGCTCGCCGCAGGCGCGGCGGACCAGTGGGTCACGTGTCCCGTGTGTGGGAGGGAACAGCGAGCGCAGACGGTCAAACTGCGACGGCTCAAGACACTGTGCTGGGATGACAGCCGGCGTGGCTCTGCGGTCGAGATCGCCAAAGCGTTCACGGTTGCGGGGATCACGCTCAAACGCAACACCGTCAACGTGTGGCGCAAGCGTGGCAAGCTCGATGTCACCCCGGAGGGCATCACCTACAGCAGCGTCTACAGGCTCGTCATCAGTGGCGAACCCGTGGACGAGCTGCCGGGCGAGGAGGCCAGACCGTCCGAAGGATTTGACAAATGAACGACTGTCACCGATGATTGCAGTGGCAGAAGTGTCGAAAAACCCAGCTCATGTGGCTGGGTTTTCGCGTATCTGACCGCATTGCATGGGGCGAGAGTACTCCGCCGGCACGTCCAAAGCGCCGGTGATGTTCGCCCCGCCACTCTTTTCATTTGATTGTGAGGCGATGACGCCATGACAATGCCGGGCATGCCGACCATCAGCCTGCATATCACGTGCAAGGGGAACACCCTCGCCGACATCGACGCCCTGCCCGTGCCCGTGAGCGTCACCCCGTCCGGCCATCTCGTGGTCGACCCCCTCGAACCGGTCATGCGCCGGGCCGTGCAGGCGTTCGTGGACGCCTGGCAGCGGTCGTGCGCCGAGGCCGGGTTATGAGCGGCCACCGTGGCAACCGGCGTCATGCCAATGGCTGGCGCCGCCGGCAGGTCGTGGCCCGCGTGCTGGCGGCCTATGACACGTGCCACCTGTGCGGCAGGCCCGTGGACAAATCATTGCCGCCGGGATTGCCGGGCTCGCCCGAGGTGGACGAGATCATCCCGGTCAGCAAGGGCGGCTCGCCCTACCTGTTCTCCAACTGCCGGCTCGCGCACCGATGGTGCAACCGCATACGCTCCAACCACAGCGTCGCGTGGGCGCGCGAACACATCAAACAAACATTCGAACAGGGGTACACGGCCGACCTGAAGGCCACCTCGATGCCGTTGGCGACGAGCGGCGACTGGTGACGTGGGGAGGAGACCCGTCCGTCCCGGTCGAAGCCCCCTCGGGCGCAGGGCCGATATCTCCCCGGCATGTCAAAACGTAACGCCTTGGCCGGCCGTTACGTTATCCCGTTACGTTTTTTTGGAGGTGAGCGCGGTGATTTGCGAGGAATGCGGCCAGCCGTTCACCCCGTCCGGCCGTGGAAAGAAAGCGAAATACTGTTCGGCCAAATGCAAGCAGCGCGCCTACCGCAGGGCCAAGCGCATGAGCCGCATCACCACGCCTCCCGCCCCGGCCGGGGACGTGGAACATGAGCCCGAGGCGATGGACGCCCTCACCGCCGCCGATTTCGAGGCGATGATGAACGACGGGCCCGAGGACTACGTGAGCGTGCTCAAACGCACGCAGGCCCGGCTCAAGGAAGCCATGTTCAGCGCCGGCACCCCGCCGGGCAGCCTGACCGGCATCAGCAAACAGCTGCTCGTCCTGACCCGCGAAATCGAACGGCTCGAAGGCAACCCCGCACAAGGCATGACGACGCAAGAAGATCCGGAGGACGACGATGACGGAGAATTCCGACCCGAAGCTATCTGAGGTCGCACGCCACATCGTCATGCCCTCCGGCATCGTCACCAGCATGTTCCCCAAGGTCAACAAAAGGGCCAAAGCATGCGGCATCCGCTACGACCGCTGGCAGCAGGGACTGCTGACGCTCATCCTCGGCCGAAGGACCGACGGCACGTTCGCCGCCTCCGTCGGCGGCGTGGTGTTGAGCATCTGCCGCCAGACCGGCAAGACCTTCACCGTCTCCAGCCTCGTGGTCATCCTGTGCACGCTCATCCCGAACCTGACCGTCATCTGGACCGCGCACCACAACCGCACCAACAGCAACACGTTCGACCACGTGCGCACCCTGGTACGCAACCCCGCGCTCATCGGATACCTCGACCACTCCGGCCGCACCGACGGCGTGCGCGGCGGCAACGGCATGCAGGAAATCACCTTCGCCAACGGCAGCAAGATACTGTTCGGCGCACGAGCCCAGGGATTCGCCCGAGGCAACGACGCCGTAGACATCATCGTGTTCGACGAAGCACAGATCCTGACCGAACAGGCCATCAGCGACATGGTGCCCGCCACCAACACCAGCCCCAACGCGCTCGTCCTCTACATCGGCACCCCACCGCGCCCCGCCGACCCCGGCGAAGCGTTCACGGAACGCCGCCGCCAGGCGCTCGCCGGCGAGGACGACATGCTCTACGTGGAATTCTCCGCCGACCGCGACGCCGACAGCGACGACCGCGCCCAATGGAGGAAAGCCAACCCGAGCTTCCCGCGCCGCACCAGCGAAACCAGCATGCTGCGCATGCAACGCCAGCTCGGCAAGGACAGCTTCCGCCGCGAGGCACTGGGCATCTGGGACGAAACCGCCACCAATCGGGCCATCAACCCCGAACAATGGACGAAAGCCGCCACCGACACACCCAACATCAAAGGACTGATCGGCTACGCGCTCGACATGAAACCCGACCGCAGCTCGCTGGCCATCGGCGGCGCCGTCAACCACAGGGACGGCACCGCGCACATCGAACTGCGCCGCTTCGAGTCCACCCAATCCAAAGGCACCCAATGGGCGGTCGACTACATCGCCGACCACTGGCCGCGCACAGCAAGCGTGGCCATCGACTCGCAATCACCCGCCATGAGCCTGCTGGCCGACCTCAAAGCCCGGCACGTGAAAGTCATCGTCACCAACTACAGCGACATGGGCCGCGCCTGCGGCAAATTCCTCGACATGCTCAGAGACGGCAAACTCACCCACCTGCCGGACGACAAAGCACCGGCGCTCGCCACGGCCGTGGCCAACGCCACCACACGCAGCATCGGCAAATCCGGCGCCGTCGGATGGAACCCGATGGGCAGCGACATCGACATAAGCCCGCTCGTGGCATGCACGCTCGCCCTCTACGGCACCACCATAACCAAACGAGACCCGGACCGAGTACAGGAGGTCATGATCGGATGAGCGAACAATCCATCAGCTTCGGCAACCCCTACCTGTCCACAGGCTCCTCGTTCATGACACACATCGCCAACGTGCCCGACAACGACATGACGGACATCACCCGCCTACTGGAACTCTGGCGCAACAAATACCCACGCAACCTGCTACGCTCCGCGTTCTACGACGCCAAACAACGCTTCAACAACCTCGGCATCAGCATCCCGAACATCGTCGCCCAGAAAGCCGGCGTCGTGGTCGGCTGGCCACAGAAAAGCGTGCGCGCGCTCGCCGACAAGAGCGTGTTCGAGGGATTCGAGACCGCCGCCGGAGCCGACAACCACGGCATCGACGAGATCATGCGCATGAACGAGCTCGAAACCGACATGAGCGAGGCCGTCATCAGCTGCTACAAGCACTCCTGCAGCTTCCTGACCATCGACTACGACCCGGACGACAACGAGCGCATCCTCATCACCCCGCGCTCGGCCGACTGGTCCGCCGCACTATGGGACAACGACCGCCGCCGCATCAAAGCCGCGCTGACCATCACCGACAGCGACAAATGGGGCAACATCACCGCATTCAACGCATGGCTGCCCGGCCGCAACTACGCCTGCATGAAAACCGGATACGGGTGGGACGCGGAACCCCAATACAACCGGCTCGACCGCGTCGCCGTGGTGCCCATCGTCTACGACAAGCAGATGGACCGCCCCTTCGGCCGCTCACGCATCAACCGCGCCCTGATGAACCTGACCGACATGGCCATGCGCACCATGGTCCGCATGGAAGCGTCCGCCGAATTCTACTCGGTGCCCAAAATCTGGTTCCTCGGCCTGAGCCGCGAATCCTTCCAACAGGACACATGGAGCGCGCTCGTCAGCAGCATCAACGCGGTCAGCCGCGACATCAACGGCGACATCCCCGAACTCAAACAGGTCTCCCAGGCATCGATGCAACCCCACGGCGACATGCTCGAAACCATCGCCATGCTCGCCTCGGCCGAAACCGACATCCCACCCGAACAACTCGGCATACGACTGGCCAACCCCACCAGCGCCGAAGCGCTCGCCGCCGCCGAGAACCAGCTGACGCGCACCGCGAACCGGCAGAACCGCATGTTCTCCCGCCAGCTCCTCAACGCCATGGGCATGGCCGTGCAACTGCGCGACAACAGCCCGCAGCCGCCCGACCTGACCGGCATCCGCCCCCTGTGGGCGCCGACCCGCGAGGTGAGCGACGCGGCAAGAGCCGACTACTACACGAAGGTCGCCGGCGTGAACGGCGACTGGGCGGATTCCGACGTGGGACTGGCCAAACTCGGCCTCACCTTCGGCGAACTCCAATCGTTCCGCGCCTACCAGCAGCGGATGAAGGCCCAACGGAACATCGACCAGCTCAGACAGCAGCGGATGAATACGCAGGACACGGAGGCGGCTGATGGCAGCGAATCCGAAAGCCCCTCCGGAACTGCAACGGCTGTTGGACAGGGCATACAGGGACTACCAGACCGATCTTGACAACCTCAGGGAGGGCGCGGCCGACGTCATCGAGAACATGGTCGACCGCGACCCTTTGAACGTCAAGGACGCGATCCGCGACTTCTCCCGCGACGCCTCCCAGCTGGCGAACGAATACTACGACACCGTGCGCGGCCTGTGGAGCGAATACGCGGGCGTCCGGCTCGACGACTTCGACCACACGCGGCTCATCGACCCCGACCGCGCCCTCTGGCAGGTGCAGGGCGGCTTCAACAACACCGACTACGCCGGCCTGACCTACACGCAGGTCAAGAACGGACAGTCACGCGCGGGAGCCACGATCGAAGACCTGTGGCCCGATCTGGGCAACCCGGATGACGCGATGCAATTCGTCGCCGACATGATCAACGCCTCCGCACGCCTGACCACCCAACGCAACATGCGCATCGACCCGTCGAAACCACGATGGGCCAGAGTGCCGCGCGGAGCAAGGACATGCGCGTTCTGCACCATGCTCGCATCACGGGGCTTCACCTACCTGAGCGAAGACTCGGCAGGCCTGGAGATGCAATACCACCGGGACTGCGACTGCCAGATCGTCCCCAGCTGGGGCCGCCAGACACTCGCCGGATACAACCCCGAACGGCTCACCGCCATGTGGCAGGAAGCCAGCAAGGGAGGCGGCGACTACCGGGAGAAGCTCAAGCGCATGCGCCGGGACAATCCCATGGCGTTCACGGACGGCGTCTACCCGACGCCGACCATGCCGTGGGAGCAGTCCGTCAGACTCCTGTCAATGAAGGGAGAGCCAAAAGGCACTGCGGAATCCTGGTACCGGCGCCAGCTCGCCGTCGGCGTCGACCCGAGCAGGGAAATCCTCGAACGGCACGAGATCGTGTTCCTCGAGAAGTTCCAGAAGCTGGGCGAGGAATACGAGTGGATACCGAAAAGCCATGACGGCAAGCCCAGCAACGACTTTCACTGGCTGAGCCACGAATGCGACGCCGAACTGAAATCACCGGCAGGCCTGAAATACAGGAACGTGGCCCAACGCATCAACGACGCCGTCGTCGGCGGCGTCGAACAGGGCGTTGTCAAGGACGTGTTCGTACTGGACTTCGGAAGCACGAAACTGCCCGACAAGTTCGTCAACCAACTGTCGCTGTACAACGCCCGTCATGAATCCCACATCAAAGAGCTGTGGGTGTTCGACTCGGAAGGATTCCACCAAATCGTATTGAAATAGAAAAACGGGGATAACCCCCCGGATTATGTGCCGGTCTCAAGAGCCGGTTACGTGGGATCCCCGTTACCTCGATTCTACCATACGGCGGGTTGCCAGAGAGGCCGATCGGGGCCGACTG